TTCATCACCTGATATCAATAATCGATCAACAAATGCTATACTAGCAACTAAATTAGTTTCAAGTGATAGTATAGAATTTATATCATCTACAATATTATCCAACATGTTAGAAGTTATCGTATTAGAAGTGAATCCTAGACGCACCATTGATCCATTATCCAAAGGATCTGATACCACCAACGTAGAACCTATAGAAATAATTTTTAATTTACCAGTTTCAACTGTTGCATTAACATCTGGTATACTCAAGTCATTTATTTGCTGTGCAATACTTGCGGCAGTAGGCGATATTTCGGATTGATATGTAGTACTAGGAAAACCAAACAAACTAAATTCGTTTCCACCTAGTGTCATAGTAGGCAACAATGTGGATATAACCAATTTATCAACATTAATGTTAGCAGTAACATCATCCTGTAAATTTATCTGTTCTGCCAAATTACCCAATTTAGTTTCTGTATATGGCGTTGCAGTAATTAAACCTAGCTCGATTGCCGTTTGTCCTTGAATTGTCACCGAAGGTGCAGAAGAAGTTAAAACTAATACGTTTCCAATATCTTGTGCACTCACATCCGCAGAGGCTATATTAATAGTATCTACTATATCAGTTAATGTTATAGTAGTACCACTGTAAACAAATGCTATTGTTTGTCCGTTAATTTGAATAGATTTAGTTTCATCAAACGTTGGTGACACAACTGTACCCGTTACTGTAATATCCTGTATTACATAACTTGATGATGCAGCACTGCCTACCTGTACAGACAATTCAGAACCTGAACTTATGTTATCTGCTGTGGTAAGTGTTGAGGTTGCTTCAATCGTACCATTATCTATTGTTTCCACAACAAGAGCAACATCATTAATAGTAATACTATCGCCGTCATTTGAGGTAACGTTATTAGTTGCGTGGATGCTGTTTCCAGAAAATGTTATTAATGTGTTTGTATTTTTTATAATATCATTTTGATCATAAACAATTATAGATATCTGCTCTCCCGATGTTACGATTGGATTAGATGTAGCATCTGCACCGCCAATTGTTATATCAGTAGTAGAAGTCGTATCTTCTATATATGTATAACTATTACCATCAATAACTAAAACTTCACCTTCAATAATCTGTACATTTGAATTCAGACTGATTGCTTCAACACCAGCATTTTCACTGGTAGGTACAAATATACTATTCTGGGAACTTGCGTCGATTTCAACTGTAACCGGTTCAAAATCAGTATCAAATACCAGATATTTGTAAACAGTTATACCGTTTAATGATTCAGTGCCATCGTCTACAATGTTATAATATCCGTTTAATTCTGGATCAATTTCTTCATTAATTATTCGCAAATAAACTGTTTCGTCAGTATCAATAGCCGAAGTTACAACAATGTATAATTGAGAATCTTCTGTTTCACCGAGATACGATATTTCAGATACTTCACTGAGTTTTCTTACATCCCAATCTCTAAGATTATCGAATTGTATCCAAGCTAAATCACCTTCATAATAATTTTCACTTACTGTTGTTTCTAATATTGCTGAGTTTCTAACAATATAATTCACATCTTTACTATCTACATATCCCGTAGTTTTTATAGGTGTAGTTCTTCTAGTTGTTTTGTAGTCAAATAAATTTTGGTTGTCATATGTGATAGAGTACGGATCATTGTATATCAACGCAGTATTAATATTTTTACTAATAGATACATTTCTATTTAAGTTTCCATACTCGCCTAATTTAAATGCCCATACGTCATTTGAACTTACATCACTGAAATTAGAATTGGTATTAATAATCTTATTTAAACTACCAGACGTTCCTTTATCACTGATAAAACCTTTATAAAATTCTAATTGAGATTCGCGTTCCATTAAATGATTTGACAGATATGCTCGCGGCGTAAATCCTATATGACTTGCTTTAATGAGATTAACGTTTGATAAACTTTGGTCTACAATCGTGTCTCTGTGGAACTTGGTATCCGCTACCATGGTCTCAAAATTTGGTATTAATGTGTTTTGATAAACTATATAACCGTCAGTGCTTAGTGTTCCATCCCAGTCGCTAGTTCTGTTACAATCAATAATCATGCGCAAGTTTCTATTGTGTGAGATTGGATCATATATAATATCTCCATAGTTGTCAACACGATCAACAACATAGGCGTGTTCAACATCAACGATATCAATTTTCATTCCATAAACTGGAATAGTAGATTCCCACATTATTGCATCACCATCAGAATAGAATTTTATTGCTGTATTAGGTATTTGTCTACCAGCACTATCAAGTACTCTATAGAAATTCTTATTTGTTTCACGCTGTACACTTGCAACGCCGTATGGTGCAGAGAAACGACCAGACAATAATATTGGAGTTAGAGTAATAAATTCACCTACATCATGATTTTCTGCACTCCAATCTAGAAATTTAATTAATAAGTTTTCGAAATCTACATTTTCACCCAACTCATTTGTATCTGTGAAACTCCAACCCACCGCATTTAAATAATCTTGGTAACCAATCAACAGTTGTGCAATGTCATCAAGTGAGTAAAGTACATCGCCATAATTGTGGGTACGAATTTGATCTGGTAATGTTTCATTGTAACCATTTGCAGTCACTTGATTGACTCTGGGCCATGATACTAAACGTTTCCAATAATCATCTAGGTCATCATTAAACGCTGCAGAACCGGTGTGGTCAGAGAGAGCAACATAAGGTACACCATCATAAACAGTGTAAGAATCTAGCGTGTAAAATGAACCTGCTTGCCAATCATTAATGATTGCTTCATCTCCAAGTGTGCTCCACGATTTGGCCGGTGATGTGGTATCCCAGTTCATACTATAAAATTGTGGATTAAATTCATCATATCCATTAATTCTATATCCGTAATTTTTGACTTGTGGTTGAGATATCAATGTCCACGCATTGTAATCAAAATTAATCACAGCAGATAATTCTTTATCTGTTGGTTGAACTATTTTTCTTTTATAATATCTATTATCAGAAGAATTATAAACAACATCACCCTGACGATAAGATTGTATATCTGATAAACTATATATCGGATATGATACATCTAGCGATACTTTTTCTATTACAATAGCACTAAAACTCTCACTGCGATTTGGTTCACCTGTATGGATGAACAAGTCATAGTTGTCTTTTGGTATTTCAGTATATCTAGAATTAGATAATGCTGAATTTTCACTGCTTAATGTGAAGTTATTAACAAACCCACCCAACTTAGATCCTAATTTGAATTCATAACCGTTTTGTTCGTTTGTAATCGTATCAGTATTAATTCCTTCTACTTTGTGATATATTCTAATAATATCGTTTAATTCACTTGCATATAGATCAATAATTTCGAATGGCTTAGTAATCATTGACAATAAAAATTCAATGAACGGATATTCACTGCTACGTCTCCACGCTTGTTCGATTGGCGAGCCGTCTCCAAATTCCCAATCCTGGTCCATCTTTGTAGTATCATCAGGCGATAATTGAGAATTGAAAAATAAATCATTGACCGATTTTAAATTACCAAAACTATCTATTGGAATTGGCCATGTCGTAGAATATGTTGTTTTTAAATCATTCCAAAATTCTAGTTCAGTGTAACGTCCTGAATTAGTTTCAAATCCATCAGGTATAGTACTATATCCAACCGTAACCCATGGTTCCAATAATGGCATGTCTGTGCCGTAAGCATATTGGAATATACCTCTCCAATATCCAGGAGAAAGATCGTTACTCGCACGATAATTCCAAGTCTTATAGTCAACAACATCAAAATCAGTGTTATAAAGATTATCGATATTATTTCTCAGCATCCATTTCTTAAAAAATGGATACATTGTAAACTTCTTCTCATTTAATGAATATTCAGTAGTACTGTCTCTATACATACCATATTTTGTATTACCGAGAGTTGTATTTGTAGTATTTCTTTCTATACGATTATAAACTAATTTTTCAAACAATAATAAAATAGAATCTGTTCTGTCTCCCCAACATAATGTTTTAGAGCCATCGTGTCCTACTATCATTGTTTGTGGGGTATTAAATTCTTGATCAATAATATATCTAGGCTTATAAACAGCCGATATACCAAGTTTTGCCGCGCTAGGTGGAATAAATGTTTCTTGTATTAATTTAAAATATCTAACTTCAATAACATCTCCGTCAGAAATTACTGTATTCCCAAATGAAATTTCAACACCGTTAATTAATTTGACATCAGTACTAAGTACTCCGTTGACATACACTGATATATTATTTTCGTCTACTATTTCAGTGGATATACTTGTAGGAATAAATTGTGTCGTTGATCCTGGAACAACTGGATCAACGTTGGCAGTTATATAATGTGTTGGAAAACTACCATAATTTATCATACGGCTACCAGTAAATACACTAATATTTTCTCTCTTGACAAGTGCAATTGCAGCAATCGCTTCTTCAAGAATAAAATCATCGGATTTAGATGTACTTGCAGCATCAGATAGAATATTCTGTATCGTTGTTATTAATTTATTTTTATAATTATTATACGACACTGAAAGATATTCAACCGCAGCAAATGGATTATAATCGTCCCGAGTTATTGAAAAATAAGCATTCTTAATATCAATACTATTGCGAACCATAACAGAGCCATACTTATTATTGCGCATTTTATCTGTGTTGTCGCCAATATTACGATAATTATTCACAGCATTTGGATTTCCTGTTAATCCTATTGTAGTTGATAACTGGCGCAACATATGATCATAGACTGTAGAAAATGTAAAGTTTCTATTATTATGAAATAAATTATCTGGATTATACTCAAGTGATGGATCAATACGTTGCCACGCTCCGTCTCCATCAACAAAAACATTATCTTTTGTCGTAAAATCAACATAAACATAACCTGTCACCGGCTCAGAAAATGCAATTCTCTTAGAATCATAAACATAGTTGCCTATTTGCTTAATACCATCTACATATACATCTATTGTTTCAGAAGATTTTGGTTCTTGTAATAACTCCAACTGCGTGTGTGTTGCAGATCCATATTCGTGTCGTAAATTTCTATAATCAAATTCTGATTTAATATAAAGTTTTTGATATGATGTTCCAGATTTAAAACTGGTATTATCCGGCATATCAATATTATATGTGAATTCACTGGCATAATCACCAGGTGTTAATAATGCACGAATTGATAAGAACCGATCTATAATACTATCTTCATCTTCTACATAATGAAATATCTTATAATCATTTAGATATTTTAATTCGGCATCATACATTTTAAATGTTGGCACAGACCAAGCATCGGCCGTACTACTAATATCACTTAGTTCTAAATTCTTATCAAATTCAATAATTGGTCTTTTTGCTTGTTTAACATAAGGTGAACTATCATCATTAATATACATGCGAATGTCTTCATAATGATACCATGAATTTCTATCACTCCACCAATTTGTTTTGGTAGATCTATCAGTATTTTTATCAATTGTTATATAATGTGTGTCGTTGCTATTTCCTAAATTAAATACAAATTCTTCGCCGTCATATAGTTCCCAATCAGGTGTACTAGACTCTGAATTGCCTCTGTATTCTATTAAACTTAGTAATCCTACCGATGTATCAGAAAATCTTAGTGCATACGGATTAACATCAATATTCCATCTATCATAGATAGTGTCTTTAAGTACAAAAGTTTGATTATTTTTTAATAATGTAATACGTAGTTCATTTGTATTTACATATGTGTCGCCTATGGTGGGCGATATAGGTCTTTGATCTGTTGCATTAAATACTGAAGCGCCAGGATCATCTGAACCAACACGTGACCATCCTTCAATGCTATCCTTTTTCCAATAAACTAGACTTGACTGTTTTATTACAATAGCATAATCACCATCTTCGCCAAACGTAGAATTAGGCAAATACTCACCCAATAGATATTCAGAATTACTTTTCAGTACATATGGTTTTTGTTTTATCCAACCTGTTAGTCCTGCTTCATATTCTTTAAATTCATATAGAGCATATTCGCTAGTAAATCCATTATCTATCCAATAATATAATTCCCAATTAATAAACTTATCAATGTCAACTGGCAGATTTATAGTATACACATCTGATTTAAATAATCTTCTGTGGTCATTTGTAAGTGCGCCTTTATTATACAGTGAGTTTAATAAGTCATCATAAAATATATTATCTCCTATCGCAGTATTTGAGAATACTGGTTCGAAACCGTAATTGTCTCTTTGAAATAGATGTTCCGGAAATGACACATATGCATCGTTTTCACTATACACGCCACGTTCTTTTCTACCAATAAACGCTTTAGTTTTTTCTATATTACCCTTAGAAAATGCTCTTTCTAATGTAGAGTCAAAAATTGTTTCCAATTCTTTATTCTGTAGGTGCGCCGGTAAGAGATTATAAATTTTATTATTTGCCATTTTTTTATTCGCCCAATAATTCTGATGCTACTATACTGGATATAATTTTAACATCTGAAGATGTCGTTATACTCAAGAATATTTCTGTAGGTTCACTAGTAATACTTAGCAAGTTTGCAAACTCACTTGTTTGATATTTTGGTGTAATTACAACTGAAGAAATATGATTAGGTAATGATGTATGAATGTAAGATGCTAATTCTGAGAAGTAGAATGTTTCACCAAAATCCCAATTGTCTATATCAAAGAAAGTATTAACTGCATTTGCTACCGCAGTTTTTATTTCACTATCGCTATATGATGTACCTGATTTTTTAACAACTTTGAACACTGTTTGATTTTCTGATGCTGCAAAAGAACCAAATAGATATTTAAACTTAACAGGTATATAACTTATATGGTCAGATATACTTGCTTTGGAATTAATACCTTCCATAATCTTAGTTAGTTCATAATTATTGGGAGGCAAAGGAACTACATCTGAGAATCCACCATCTATCCAAGCATTTACTCTTCTGACATAATCTGTACTCAATATATACATATCAATGATATTACTTGTACTTGGATCAATTCTCTTATCGATATCAGCATAGTGATCCCATCTGAATGTCATGAATTTATCCTCGACATAACTTCTGCCTATAACAACTCTATATTGATTGCCAGCATAAATTATTTTATCCTTTTCAGGCGAGTTTACTAGTGTATATTGATTGGCGGGTAATTCTTCCCATCCTTCGCCAGATCGTCTTTGCCACTCACCTTCATTAATATCAAGATCATTACTTTCTATATAGAATCTTATTATTGCGGTTTCAGGTATTCTATCTGACTGCGCTTGATTTGTAGCTACAATTCGATCACTAACACGTTCATATTGAATGCCATCAACATCAGTATATTGTTCTAAAACTATGTGAGAGAATTCAACTTCTGATGTATCTCCCAATTCAGGATTATCGACATTATCTATGTTAGTAAATACTTGCAGCATACCATGTGGATTACGTTCAATATCAAGACTTGTTAATTTAACTTTTGTATAGTCAACGTAACCGGCGGGCGTTAAATATGAATCATATACGTATGACTCTACATCAGCATATGCTTGTAGTCTATCAGAACCTTTTGGCGATAGAGTTCTCTCTACCCTTACCAAGAAATCTGAAATTTCAGCAGTACCACCAATACTTCTAATATTAATAATTGAATCTACACCCGGATCAACTGTCCAAAAAATAATTTTAAAAGATCCATTATTTTGTATTACTTCACAGTCGGTTAAATTAATTTGATTGTTATTAACATCGGTCAATGTTAAATTATTTAAATTAATAATATCTGCTGGAAAGTTTATTTCGCCGAATGCGAATTGTTTCCAATATACATCATCATCTGGATTATCCGGATCGGTTCCATCTTGATTATGATTTCTTATTGACCAGCCACTAGCAGTCATATCTGTAAAAGTAAATTCATAATTAGCGCCGTCAAATGATCTACCGAACTCAGTTTGTACACCAGTATCATCTGTTTCTGCGGTGTTTATTGTTTTACCAACTGGCAATTCGGATGTGTCTACCCACGCAAAATTATTAGGATATGCAAGATCAAAATATGCATTAGTTAGATTGCCTTTAAAACCCTGGGTTTCAAATTCAAGTGGTGTATAGGTACTGGTGTATGTAAAACCTTCAGCAATATTACCACTATCATCAATTGTTACAGTCGTAGTTGAATATACATATTCATCACTATTTTCTACAGTACTATTGTCATCATAATTATTCAGAGTTAATAAGTCACTCAGATTATCTTTATCATAACTAACCGTATATTCTGGCGTTTCACCGATAACAGTATCAGATGATGGAGCAACTGGAGCAATTGGATATTCAACGCCCAAAGGTGATATAAGTTTATGTTGCGTACTATTAACCGTATACATATCAGAATTATTAACAAAGTTATCCGTGATAACTGCTCCAGTTGAAGAAAAATCTGCATCAAATGTAACAGTATTATCGCCGGGCTCTACTATATTACTAAGTTGCGCAGTACCTATATTAATTAATTCTTCAAGTCCTGATGAATTATCATTTGCTAAGGTAGTATAATATTTCAAAAATAGTTTATCTCGTTCTGCGAGACTAGTTTCATTATCCACAACCAATTTGTTATTATTATAAAAGAATTTTACTTGTTTTTTACTATCAAAAACTATTTTCTTACCTGTAAATTTAGCAACATATTCTGCTTCATTTTCTCTGACGCCTGGAACATATGTGAATTCTATATATACATCTTTTCCTGCAACTAATGGAACATCATTTGCGTCATCGTGTAGTTTCCATTCCCAAACAGATGTATTACTTTTAGGTACATATTTTATGATAAAGCTCTGAATTGCCAAGTCTTCTATTTTATTAATTTTAATATTTTTAATTTCATCTGCTTCGAAACGTGTTCTATATGTACGTACTATTTTTTCAATACTACCAGCAGTTTCGGGTAGAAGATTTTCAATAAAATATGAATCAACTGCTGATCCAGCAACGCTACTTTCAATATTTTTAATTTTAGTCCAGGATAATTCTTTTTCATTTACACTCTGGGTTAAAATATGATCACCAGGATATAGAAATACTGTGCCCAATGTGTTCGATGATACTGTATCAATTATACTGGCATTAGTACTACGCACTGTAAAATTCAATGATGGTGTTAATATAGTAGATGCTGGATTATACATATTTTCAAAATAATATAGATTCATCAGACTAGGATGCTTTAACACTTCAGTAATTTTGTTTCTAATGAAATTATCAATTTGTCCATTCTGTCGATTAAAACTTAGATTCATTGAAATAATATCATCTTCCAGGAATATACTACCATCTGTGCCAGTTGCACTTAGATTACTGTGATTTCCAGTAACATCGTCCATTTCAAAGAAACGGGATTTGCCAGAGAATGTAGTATTAATTGCTTTTGATTTTGATATAACATTTGCACCAAGAGTAAGAGGATATATATTATAATCCTGTGCGTTTACCATTCTGTCTTGTGTGTAATATGCTCTTGGTGCAATACGTCTAACACTTTCAAATGTTTCAGCGGCATAGTTTTCACTAAAGTCACTTGTTGTGGTCATGGTTACCGTTAGATCATATGGACGATCATCGCCGCCAATATATGGTATAGTAATTGCAACTTCTGATATATCGTTTCTATTAACAGTGAAATTTTCATTTTCTGTTTTTCTATACCAAATACGATAATTTCCATATGCAGCATTACCAAATATACCATCGGGAAAATTAATTGCGATACTATTGTCAATATTGGTAGTAACACTTGCTAGATCGCCACTACCAGTTCTTAATGAATTATATATAGCAGTTTCTCTACTATCATTATCGACTTTTGTTACAGTGGATGCATAATTTCTATTACTATCAGTGCGTTGAATCCAAACGTCTGTGTTCGATATATCAATAACATCAATATTTTGTGTTCTATTAGATAATTTCAAATCATATGTATAATCATTAAAGTTCATTTCACCGGCTTTTGCATATACAAAAAATCCAGTTCTATCACTGGCTGGTCCTAGATTATCATTACGATTAATAATTGTGAAGTTTTTAGAAGATTTGGGTTCTGCTTCGCCAATAATGTCATCTACTATCTCTACTTTAGTAGTTTCAAATTTTCTATTACTACCAGCAATGTTTGCAGTAAAAGGATAATTAAAACGTTTGCCCAGTGGATTTTCATTAATTTCATATATATTATTTTCGATGTTTAGAATATTTAGAGTTGCTGTTGGATCTTGAATTTTAGAATTTTTAGAAAACGATGAGTCTAATATTGTTATAAAGTTTTCATACCAATCAGCATTATTTGCATCATTCCAGTTGACTGTTGTATTTGCTAGAGAATTGCCTTCATTATCTGCTACATCTTGGTTTGTAGTGACACTAGTAATTTTCATATAGCCACGTGCATTGATAGGACGTGTCTTAATATAACCTAAATTCTTTGCCATTCGAAGAATTGATTCACGGCGTTCAGCAGTATCTAAGAAATTTTCACGTGTATTCATATCTAGTCTAAAGGATAATGAATGACCTAGATAGGCAACCAAGTCTAAGATTGCAATAAACTCAGAACTAGAAATAAAATCATTAAATTTATCTGGATATGTTTGTTGTACATAAGCAAGTAATGCTTCACGTATCGTATCAAAATCATATGCTTTTAGACTAATATTACTATATGCAGTATAAACTGCACTCCAACTTTCACTGGCGAATAAGTTATCAACTCTTTCTTGGCTCATTTTATTCTCTTTCTAAATTTACTGTAAGTTCAACTTGTTCACCAGTCGGAATAATAGAAACTGATAATTTTATGTTTAAACTGTGATCATCGTCTGTTATATTAAGAGTGTTAATCGTTACTCTAGGATCTTCATCTATAATAGAATTTATATCAATGTCAATTAAATCTTTAATTTCTGGTGTCAATGGTTCAAAAATTAAATCATGAATGATACTGCCATAGGTTGGCATCATAACACGCTCGCCTCGACGAGTCATTAAATGATTCATTAAATCTTCAATAATCAAATCTTTGCCATAAAGATTATGATTTATTGCTTTTTTGTTTTTTGTACTAAATCCTGCAAAATTAACTGCCATTGGTTCTCTCAATTTTAAATATTTCGTTAAGAGTATTTATCATCGTATAAACTACGTATATTTAGAAAAAGTACTTGACAACACATAATTTTTACTATACTATGAATGTATTAGGAGTATTATCAATGACTGATAAAGATAAAATAATACCACTTGATTTTTTTAAAAAAAGTAAAAATCGCGAGGTACCATTAATGCAAACAATCACTACAGAAGAAATGTTCCGATTGGAAATAAATGAACTTCAGAAAAATTTATATGCAGCCTATGATCGAATTACAGAACTAAACGAAGAAATACGAAAACTTAAATCTACAAAAAACAAGGAATAATTAATGCCAAATCTAGTACCAATGGTTGTAGACCAATCTGCTAATGGTGAACGAAGTTATGATATCTTCTCACGGCTTCTTAAGGAACGTGTACTGTTTTTAACAGGAGAAGTCAATGACTATCAAGCAGATTTACTTTGTGCACAATTTCTATTTTTAGAAAGCGAAAATCCAGAAAAAGATATTCACTTTTATATTAACTCTCCTGGCGGAGTAGTGACTGCTGGTATGGCGATTTATGATACCATGCAATTTATTAAGCCAGATGTTAGTACAACTGTCATGGGACAAGCGTGTTCAATGGGATCACTATTGGCGACTGCAGGTGCACCAGGAAAAAGATATATTCTGCCCAATGCAAGGCATATGATTCATCAACCTAGTGGTGGTGCAGGTGGCCAAGCAACTGATATGGAAATTCAAGTTAAAGAAATCTTGAAAATGAAACGTTCACTAACTGAAATTTATGTTAAACATAATAGTGCTGGAAAAACACTTGATGAAATGCTGGCATCTATGGAACGTGATAATTTTATGGATCCTCATGAGGCACTAGTGTATGGTTTGGTAGATCAAGTTATAGAACAACGACCTGTTTAACTAAATCCAGGAACGTAACTAAACATTTTGGCAGTCTGAATTCTTAAAGCGGCAAGTCGGTGATCGACTTTGCCGTTTTTTCTTTTAATATTACTCTGTATTTCATCAGTCACATCAAACCATTTTTCATTATTAATTAATTTAATAATATTATGATCGGGTATTTTACTTACTCCTTCATAATAAAAATAATGAAGCAATGCATCATATTGAGGTTGTCCCAATGGTTGTGTCACAAATTGTTCTAACACATTTCCAATAGCACGTAATTGTTTTTCTAAAATTATTTGTGCTGACTGTTTTGTTATTTTTTGACTTTCAATTGAAACTCTTTTTGAAGAAGATGTGATATACCCATATCTAAATTCTACATCAGGTATCTGATAATTATAACCTATGATGCCATTTTTTATTTCTAATGTAGGAATAACATCATTAATGATGGCGTTCTTACTTAAATTAGAAAATACTAGTTCATTCACTGCAAATGATGTAACACGTGTATACGATAGTATATATGTAGGATTACCATTGGTATCATATCCAGTTCCCAAATATGTTCCATATGGAGTTATAGTATGTAGTGGCAATTGAATATAATTCAATAATGAGCCTTTTCTTTTATCATATATCATTTATGCTCTCCACCCGCCTTCATCTCTCGCCTGCTTTAGCCAGCCCGGCGCAGATGCAAATCCATGTGTTGATCCCCACATGCCTGAATCCGCTTTATATGTTGCAACATCCACATGCACACCAACATCGTTCATATAACCCGGACCGACACCAACTGCATTTGCCCCAGCAGAATAACATGCTTTTGCAAATTTCTTCATTATTGGTATATCAGCATTTGAACTAGAACTTAATTTACCTGCGCCACTGTATAACCAAACGTCAGCAGCAAAACCATTATCGTGTCTAGTACTTCCTGTACGTCTTGCTCCCGGTCCAGCAGGATCCTGTCCTCCCGAGAATATAACTACATCAACTCCGGCAGATGCAGCCGCCTGTTCTAAAATACTAAACAAATCATTTCTGATGATTTTATTTCGTGTTCTTCCAGCAAAGTCACTAACATATGTTACTAGTCCGTTGCCATTACCAACTTGATCCTGAATTGCTTCATCATTTATTTTTTGTTGTTCCGGATCATCAGTACTATCATTTATAGCAACACTATTCGGATCTTCAGCAATTGCAGGTACTGTGCCTCCATTCACTGTATTACTTTCGTCTGAACGTGAACTAGTATTAGCAGGTTCTGCCTTATTTCGTATCATTGGCTCATGTGATACCATAGTAGATAAGATACTATCTTCTATTTTTGTAGATTCTAAATTCTGAATATCATTATGTGAGACTGTATTAATTCCCGGTGATATAGCAGCGGTTGGACCATTTAAATGTAATATACCTCCAGTTGTCACATACATATTACTGCCGACTTTAGTATGATTGCTGCCGGCACTATCAAAGAATTGTGAACCTTCACTTTTCAAATGTATCTGATCTCCGCTATTTACTTGAAGATCATCACCAGATTTAATGTTTATTTTTTCAACAGCCTCTATATTAATATTTTGATCTGCACGTAAGTTAAAATCTTTTTCGGTTCTCATACTCATAGAACCCTGTGCATATATCATTACTTCGCCACCAGAACCAATTTCTATCCAACCCGAACCTGTACTATTAATCATATATATTAAATCATTTGTTCCATCTAATATAACACTCGCACCTGATCCTGTTTGGAGACGTATTTGATTTGGATGTACGAAACCATTATCATCAACACTGCCATCATCCATTGTAAGAGCTGTTGAGCCTGGAGTTTTTAAACCAAATACAGTATTTGGTTTAGGTTCTTTATAACTTGCATTGCGTAATGGTGAAGCAGTTGTTTGTCCTCTTACACCATCCGCATATATACCCTGTCTCGCAGTATTAATATTTCTTGGATGATTTTCTGGTACCTGATCTCTTTCCCGTGGATCATTTCTATTATTAGATGCATTGCGTTGATTTCTACCTGTGATTACCTCGTCTGCTGGATCTTCACCATCTTCAGTAACTTTAATTAATCCGTCCTTGCCATTCAATTTAGGAGTTAACCCACTGTCTGCGATATCAGTAGCAACTTCGATATTTGTTGGGGTAACGCTAATTGATGATGTGTTAGCACCTTGTGATTTTGATAATTCAGTATTATTTATTTTTGCACTAGGTTGATCTTTAAATACACCTTCACCTTGACCAGAACCATCGACCTTAGGAGGACCACTAGCCCCTCCAGATGCAATGTCTGGTACCTCTTGTGCTACTGCAAACCAATAACCTTCACTCAACTCGCCATTATCAGCAAAGAACACTAATATCGTAATACCACCAGATGGTGGCACTGCGTGTAGTCCATAACTTCCCGTGGCATTTGAACCACCAAAAGGAGTAGCATATTGAAAATACAAAGGATTTTCTGGATTGCCGCCCAATTTAGGAACATATGCCGCTATTCTACCTCTACCCTCAGGATCAACTAATGGCGATCCATCACGTTTACTACTAACAGTTATAGCATGATATATACCACTTTGTATATTTTTTAAGGCAGGGTTAAGATTTGATTGTTTATCTTTACGTAAAGCGCCGGCTAAACTATTTAAATTCTCATCTTTTAACATATTTTATTCCCCTTGCCCTTCTACTAATACGAAATCATTAATACCTATATCTAATCCAATTTTTTTAGTATCCTCTCCTTGCGACTTTATAATATCTACAGTTGTTACAAGTGGAAGTTCGTTGGTAATCTGATTTCTAATATCTGCTAAATTTTTCGCATACCATTGTGTGTATCTAGGATCATCTGCTGAAATTGTTTCACCTGCCGTCACTGAAGTAGTATCTATTCCGTAACGTTCTGCAAGTTCAGGATTTTCAAAACTGCTATATAAATCAGCCTGAAATGTACTGTTATCGGAAGGATTAATTACATTGACAGTTACAAATTCGCCTTTTATAAGATCATTCCAATTATTTTCTGCCAATTCGTATTGTGCTAAATGCTCATCTGTTATTTCAAACTCATCATTTTCACTTAAATAATCCATTGGCAGAGAAAATCCATCTGATGGTTTAGTTGGAAGAACTGACATATCTTTCATAATATTTACAATACCGTTATTATCTACTGTCACTCGGTCTGCATTGGGAGTAGAGTGTGCATTATCTAAATTTGAAATATTCTCTAATACTGTAGTTTTTAATTGTTCTTGTTCTTCTGCCTCTTTTTGCGTCCAACTCCATTCACTATCACCGCCTGCTAATATGTCATTGTATATTCTGATAGATTTATCTAACTCATCATTAATTTTAAGTAGTTTAGACTCATTGCGAATGGGATCCAATTGTGCGGCTTCATCAATCGCATCATACGCATCACTCAAATTTTCGTAATGACGTTTTTCATCAGCAGATAAATCATTATAACTTCCGCCCGCTTCTGCTATCATTTGTGTCTGTGCATCTTCAATTCTTGCTTGCATAATTGCCTCTCTGGGTGTTTTCAAAGGAGTTGCTGCTATCGTTGCAATAGTTGGTGCATCATATGGCAATGTTTTAACTACATACGGGCTATCGATAGAATTTAATAATTCTGCTTGATCTTGTGGTAGACTATCAATATACTTTCTAACCTTAATACCATTTCGTGTAGAAGCAGCATCTTTGTATCCACTAACTACATCATCGGGCAAATCCAATGCTTCTAATTGTGTTATATTATAATCCAATATTGGACGTGTCGGATCGGTATAACTTTCTGTAGATAATAATGGAAGTGAACCGTCTAACATCATGTTTGCATTTTCTAATTCAATCAGGGTAGGAGGAGTATTATTTATAGAAACAGTATCAACTACTGGAGTCATGAATTCAGATGGTCTAACTGATATCTCATCTACACTACTTGTATTTAACCTATTATAATTTTCAATCTCACTCATAGCATCAACAACAGCAGATGGATCAACTCCTATAGGATTAGTGACAGTTTCACCATCATACACTTGAGTATTTAACAACGCTATCAATTCTGGAGATACTGTTTCTCCGCTATCTTCTAACTCTTGTAGAATTATACTTGCCTCAGCAGGAGTACCAAAAGTATCTTGCATTAATGATTTTACATTTTCAACAGATTCAGTTGCACTAGTAGAACCATAATTACTAGCCATTTGTGCTTCATTTAATAACGAAGTTAACCTTGAAGCCTGTGCAGCAGTCGGCATCGAAGATTCAGATATAGTAGTAGCAAGCGTTGATAAACTGCCTGCCATTGTATTAAAACCATTTTCTGCCACTATTCTAGGATCCATTGCGGCGCTTCTGCCAGTTTCGGGACCAGTTATATCATTTTCACCTGTACCGGACGGATCACCAAATACTCTAGGATCCATTGCGCCGCTTCTGCCAGATTCGGGACTAGTTATATCATTTTCACCTGTACCGGACGGATCACCAAATACTCTAGGATCACTTCCTCTACCACCACCTATACGATTGACAATGCCTTCAAACTCCCCACCTGGTCCAAAAGGAAATCCAGATGCGCCGACAGAGCCACCAGAAAAGATACCAGATCCGTCGCCTTCTACTTTGCCTCTTGGAACTGTAGTCGATTTAAAGTTCGAGGGTATAGGCTGCCTAATACAGTTCAATGTTTGGGTGAATTGTCCTTTACTAAAGGTACTAGTAATTTTTTTAACCATATATAAAAATATATCCAAATTATCAATTTTTATATTATCAAATTGATCTACGCCATCTGCTTTGTTAACAACTAACATCATGTAATTCGTGCCATTAACATTTCCATTGTGTCCTCTAATATCATCAATAGTATTATTGTTTCCAAACTTCTCTTCTTTTGTTTTTTCAGAAGCATAATATTCAACCCAGAATGGATCACCTTTAATAGTCATACTAAGGCGTTGCATACTTAGATCAGCATTTAGAGATTCATTAAATTTACTTCTTGCCAATGATATATTACTTCGATCAGTTGAACTAAATGATGAAACAATTGTACCATTGCGCATGTTAGTTAATACGTCACGCTCAAATGTGATACTATTAAGTGAAATTGCGTCCATCATTGATTGGAATTCGGTATCAGACAGTTTATTCGAGTCCTTGAGAACATCAGCACCAAGTTCTTCTGCTAGTGATATTCCATTTATTGGCGCCAATAATTTAGATCGAACATTTTTATTAAACTCTTCTCTTTCTCTAAGCAATTCTGTTCCCAAAACAGCGAATCCCGCTCCTATTCCAATTTCAATTTCGTCTCTTTCATCTATAGCTTTACTAATACTTGATTTAGTAAGGCCAATATTATTTCCGATCTTATCAAGTGTGGCTTTTTTAAGTCCTATTAATCTTTGATGGGCGGTGGCAATTTGTTCCTTCTGGACAGTTGCAAATAGATCTGGATTTAGTCTTTGTAATTCAGCCATACCATTATCACTGGCATCAATATTCTGATATCGATCCATAACTTGTGCAGCATCTTGTGTTCCACCAATTTCGCTATTAATCATTAAATTACGTGTACGTTCGAATACTTCGTTTTGTTGTTTTAACAAGTCCGATCTTTTTTGTTCTAAATCAGTACTTTGTTTCGATAACGTATTATTAAGTTTATTAAGTTTACCATTGAGTTCGTTATATCTGGCAAATTGTTCTGCACTTAGTAACTTACTTAAATCAGTCTCACCTTTTAAAAACCTATGCCAGGAATATTCATCACCTGGTTCATCGTAACTTTTTATAAGTTGTCGATCTAACGATATCGTTAAATCTAAAATTTGGTCATTAAGACCAGTATATTCATAGTTATATAACTTTCGGCATCTACCTTTATCAAATATTTCAGATAGTAATTTTCTCGTTTCAGAAATTTTTAAACCCTGGTCTAATTTAGATTGAATTATTATTTCACGGTGCATAGTAACATAATATGTAACATCATACGCAGATTTATTTGTAATCATATTATACTCTTTTTGGACAACTCTGGGCACAATACGAATTGCGTTTGAAAAGGCTGGACTTTCAACTAAAAGTTCATTTTTAACCAACGTTGATTGAATACAAATATCATAAAGTAGATGAATAATACTAATTCCAGCAGTTGCTTGTCCAATTTGCTGCGCAATATTAAAACCATTTGCCGCGCGCCGACTAATTTCAGTACTTGCCGAACTTTTATTTGCTAGTTCATTATTCATTTTAGATTCTGCAAATCGCTCTTTGAAATCTTTACTAAATTCAATATTATACGTATTATAATATCCAGTTTGAGATTCTTTAAATCCAGTACCTAATACTGAAATTTTATTTAATTCTGTGACAAACGAATTTAATGTTTCATTTAATGTAGGTTTAATATCAAAGGTTAAGTCGTGTTTTGTTGTGTTCACTACATGTGTAGCAGAAATATAATTTACAGCAGTACCGGTCAAACTAGTTGTAGTTCCAGTAGCGTTTGTTGTTGTATTGATCTGATTTAAACTAGTAATTAAGAATGGAATAACTTTCACAATCGGTAAAGGTGTTGAGTTTGTAGGATTGTCATTGTCATATCCTTTATATGAAATCTTAATAAAATATATTGCAGTACCAATATTTGCATATCCCATAAGATTAGCAAATGTATGTAATGTATCATTTAGATCAGTATTACCGATTTGGATAATATCAAATGAAAGATGTGAATCTATTCCTACCATCTTGGCAACATTTCCATCGCCTGTGCCTAAATTCTCCAAAACTAAATTTTCTATGTTAAATTCTGTAGATGTTGCTGTTTGTGCTATAGTTATTTTATCTACATCATTTGTAGGCCACCCGCCTCTTATTATTGTTTCAAAATCTGTTGTGTCTCTTGATTCATTAAACTTATTGGCTTCTTCTTTTGGAACAAGGAATAGTTCTATATGATATGAATAGTTTTCATAATTATCAAGTTCATTATCCCAAAATATTCCTTTTTCTTCACCAGCGTTCACCACATCCTTCAATGTAGCGAAATCACTTGCACTAAAGAATCCTTTATCGGTTCTTAATTGTGCTAATTCACTTCTTTTTGTGTCTGTTTTAATCCGATTAGAATATTCCTGTTCATATGGCGTAACACGTTTATCAATGTAAGAATTAGGCATTTGATCAAAATTTGTTCCAGCAAGTTTATTTGGGTCTGCAATTGAACTTAAATATCCACGATTTGATGTAGTGTCTAACGATATTATCTCAGATAATCTAGGCGAATCTGGTGTTCTTCCTGGTATAGGGACTCCATCGAATCTTTCGTCCGTATTAGTATTTTCATTTTTTGCAATAGTTGCAACTGTTACTGGTGCTGCATCGGCTAAAGATATACCTTTAGTTATAATCGCATCATTGAAATAACTAGTCGAAGTCGAATCACCTTCAAACCTAATAATCGCATTTACTAGTTTTTTACTATTATCTAGATTATTCTTTAAATCACCAAGATCATGATCCGGATCAACGCCCATTCGCTGTGAAACAAAATCAATATATGCACCGGTATCATTTTCGCCGTACGGCGCCCATCGTGATATTATTTCTCTTACAGTGGATAATTTATGTTTATCTTGATATGTAATTAAAGTTTTCATCATAGCACGTACTCCCATCTCAGGAGAAGCAAAACGTACAAATTTACCATCAGACTGGATCTGCCCATCCCAATTGGTGCCACTGTTTTTTATATTGCCTGGATTATTATTTCTGATACTTAGCACATTAGACATTTTTAGCCCATTCTATCTATGTTAGTTTTTTTAGGAATACGTATAACTTTACCGGCGATAAAGTCATTGATTGGATCCTGGATAGTATCTGGATTACGTAGTGCAAATATCCACCAATATTTAGATGTGCCATATGTCTCAAAACTTAAAAGGTCTGGTCTGTTATCCAATCTTTGTGGAATAGTATACTCAATGTCCATAGGATCTTTAATTATATATCTAGGCTTTTGTATGTCTAAAATTTTATTAAATAGTATTGGAGTATTTCTCCACGGTGATCTATTATCATACATAGCCTTTACCTCTCAAATTTCCTTTTAAATATTCATCTAATGTAAAATTCTCTCTTATACTTTTAGGAGAATATGTAGACATCAATGAAAATACAAATGATCCACTTACTGGCATTCTAATTTTTTCACCTGATGTGCCACTAGAATTTGGTGGACTAAGTTTCCCTTCTGCAGTCATAACACCGTCTTCAACTTCGCGGCGCTCCATTCTCATTATGGCATCGCGATATGTAGTTTGTCTGTCTGTAGAATTGCTAGTTTTTGGATTATCTATTTCTATATACGAAACATCTGCATCCAGATTATATGTAAAATCAGTTATTACAACAGGAACATTTTGATATATGCCATGTGCGTTAAATCTAAGTACGGGAGGAGGTAATCCTCTATCTGTGTCCATTTTACCAAATCTCATTTTCATAGAACCTCTAAAAAAGTCCAATGCTTTTAAAATATGCTTTGCCTGTTCCTCATTTTCGATTAATATTGGTGCAGTAACAGAAAAAGATGCATTACTAGCAGATTCAAAAAATGCTTGTTGAAAATTGGAATGTGTTGTAGCCGCTTGTGAATAATTTGCATTAATAATATTTGAAACTGTAGGCGTATAAGGAAAGTTAAACCGCCTTATTCCACTTTCGTCCAAGCGACCACTCGGGTCAATAATATTCACAGGTTGCTGATCTGTGTATGGATTATACGCCATAACTGTTTCTCCTAGATTACATCAGTATTTATCACTATATAAACTACGTATATTTACAAAATATAATATAGGTTGACAAATATATAAAAAACGTGTATAATGATACTAATTATTAGGAGATTACAAAAATGGCCAGGCGGCAGAACTATTTAAACAACCGAGATATGTTAAAGCAAATTCATATTTCAAAATCTAATTTTTCTTGGTTTGAAGATCGCGATCTATATAATCAATTTGATGTTATAATTGATAATATTGCAGGTGAATTAGATTTAAAAACAGAACTAAATTCATTAATGGATGTTGCAAGACAAACAAAAGCAGATCGTATTCAAAAGGCTGCTTGGGATTTGAATGTGGATAAAAAGAAAAAACAAATTGATTTTTTGGTAGATAAAAATTCATTTAATGAAGAAGAATTAGTATTTCGTGTTATGACATTTGAACATATACCTGATGAACCAGGTAGAAAACTAAATCCTAAGACTGTTGCGGATCATAAAGTTAAATTAAACTTTCCACCATTCAAGCATTATATTCTCAGAAATGGCGAAGTTGCTGAGGTGGGCATATCACATTTCAATAAAGATAAAGAATTTGACTTGACATCAGGTAAGATTACTGCTACATTAGCGAATATGTATATCAAACTGGTAGAACGCTATTCACAGCGTGGCAACTGGCGCGGCTATACATATATCGACGAAATGAGAGGACAAGCCCTGCTACAGTTAACACAGATTGGACTACAGTTTAATGAAGCAAAATCAGATAATCCATTTGCTTATTATACGGCTGCAGTTAATAATTCATTCACACGTGTTCTTAATATTGAAAAGAAAAATCAAGGCATTCGTGATGATCTATTAGAGAAATCAGGACAGGCACCCAGTTGGACTAGACAACTCGAACATGAAATGAAGTCACAGGAACGATGGAAGAAAATTATTAGAACTAATATCACCGACGAACAAATACCAACAGAAACTATTAAAGAGATTTACGCAGACGATGAATGATAATTTATTCAAGAAATTAGCATACTTTACAGATATACATTTTGGAATGCGAAACAATGCACAGCAACACAATAAAGATTGTAGCGATTTTGTTGACTGGTTTATTCTAGAAGCAAAAGAACGTGGATGCGAAACGTGTATATTCGGAGGTGATTGGCATCACAACCGTGCTAGTTTAAATATATCAACTATGAAATATTCAATTGAGAGTTTGCGCAAACTCAATAATGCATTTGAAAATGTTTATTTCATTAAAGGCAATCATGATTTATTTTATCGTGAAAGTCGTGAGGTTAGCAGTGTAGAGTTTGCTAAAGAATTTGAAAATATCACAGTAGTTGATAATACAACCATTAAGGGCGATGTGGCTCTAGTGAGTTGGCTGGTAGGCGACGAATGGAAGCGTGTTCCTAGTATTAAATCCAAGTATATGTTTGGACACTTTGAACTACCCACATTCAAATTAAATGCAATGGTTGAAATGCCAGACCATGGTGGTCTGAAGCGTGAAATGTTTGCAAACCAAGACTATGTATTTACTGGTCACTTTCATCAGCGACAAGTTAAAGATAATATCATCTATACTGGTAATGCATTTCCACATAATTTTTCTGATGCATGGGACGATGATCGTGGATGGATGTATTTGGAATGGAATGGTGAACCAGAATTTTTTGCATGGAAAGATGCACCAAAATATAAAACTATAAAACTATCACAGTTACTTGATAATCCTACAAAATATTTATTGCCCAAATCAACAATTAAGATTTCATTAGATATCGATATTTCATACGAAGAAGCAAACTTTATCAAAGATACATTTATTGATACATATTCACTGCGTGATGTAACACTTGTTCCTGTTAAAACAAATGAACATGAAGAAGATATGGGTGCAGAAATACACTTTGAAACTATTGACCAAATTGTATTGTCGCAATTAGCATCGCTTGACGGCAGTTTTAATAAGAATGTTCTGATAGAGATTTACAATGACCTCTAAAAAAGTATTAATAACAGGTAATAAAGATTATGGACTTTGTAAAGAAATATGTCATATTTTT